GACTTGCCGCTATCTTTTTAAGTGAACCTAAAATTGTAGACGTTACCGACCTTTATGAAGCAGGATCACCTGTATTTGTAGGAGCTATCGATAACGAGGATGGAACCTTTACAAATCCTGAGAAGAAAGACTAATTTAAATGCGTGGTGAAAGAAGGTTGGGACGTTTTGATATTAACCACGAACGTGGCTCAATCATTTCTGGCACCACACGAGAAGTGGTCCGTACAGTCGGATACATTATTGAGTGGTGGCTATATGATGAGGAAAACACTCTCATAGACCCAATTTATGATGTTGGATCTGACGGTGGCGGAAGAAGATGGCATGGACCACATCACATTCCAACAATTAATGCTGCCCTATATCAGGGTGCTGCCCCTCAAAATGACCGAGGTCTCTATAACGCCGATATTTTGCGTGTAACTCTCAACATGGACATCATTGAAGGTAACAAGCGTACAGGCGGAGAAGCTTTAGTTATCCCAGAACTACGCAGCATGCCTACTAACCCAGATGCTTATCTGCGAGATCGAATAGTCTTTAGAAATGAAGTTTTCTCTATAAAGCAGCTTTATCCAAAAGGTATTATTACTGATGACTATACCCTTTTTACTATAGACTGCGTTCAGGTAAACCCTGAAGAACTTATTAATGATCCTCAGTTTCAACAATACTCAACATATAGTCCATTTGGTCCTAAGAATCAATATGACTGGGAAGGACCATAAAATGGCAAAAAACAATCCATGCTGGGACGGCTATGTTCAGGTAGGATTTAAAAGTCAAGGTGGTAAAAAGGTCCCCAACTGTGTGCCGGAAGGTAAGGGAAAAGACAAGGTTCCGGCCCCTAAAAAGAAAAAAGGTAAATAAATATGTGCGCTGTCTGTGGTTGTGGAAAGAAAAAGGGACAAGCCGGATACGGTAAGGGCAAGGCAGGAAAGAAAACCCTATCTCCAAAGCAAAAGAAGATTGCCGGTGCTGTAAACCCTAAAGGAAAGATTACAGGAGCCGACTTTAAGGCTCTCAAGAACAGAAAGGGTATGTAACTATGTGTGCTACCTGCGGATGTATGAAACCAAAAGACAAGCATGGCATGAAAACCCTTGCCGCCGCTAACAAAAAGTTTGCTAAAACTAAGAAAAAAGCGGCTAAAAAGAAAGAGAAGAAGTGACAGACCTACCTCTAGCGAAAGAACAATGCAAGTGTGGCAACTGCGCCTGTGGAAAGGGTCAAAATGAAGAAGCCTAAAGCTAAAATGATGAAGGGCAAATACGTCAAGTCTAAAGACGAACCAGTTGATGCCTATCTTACTCGAAATCTTGATGAAGAACAAAAAGAAGAGTTTGAGAAAAAAGATAAAGCTCATGGCAAAAAAGCCGACCCCAAAACTATGCGTAAAGACATATCTATCGATAAGAAGATTATCAAGGGGATAGAAAAGAAGGAAAAAGCCCACGAAAAGAAGGAAGGCAAAAAGGGCGAAAAAGCTGAGGAAAAACGAGAGAAAAAGAAGAAAAAGAAGTAATGATTTAGCCCCCTATACGGGGGCTTTTTCATTTATCCTTGGACTTGACGCCGGGGAAACCCGGAACCCTGCTGATTTACCCTGCAACCTCTATGGAGGATTTTTACGATGATACTATTAGCCAAACGGCTAGCCCGTCAAGAAACTGATGCTGACAAAATTGAGTTTGTCAAAGGCATCACTGGTTTTACACCAGAAGAAGGAAGAAAGAAAGCCGTTAAAGGCTTTGTGGCTGGTTACTTGTTAACCACCGCTGCTCTTGCTTCTAAATGGCGTCGTTAGAACACTTCATCGTAAAAACAGTATCTCAGGGTCAGCAGAAAACAGCAAAGCAACTAACAGCAAAACTCCGTCGTCGTGCGTATGACGCGGGGTGGCCTAGCCATGCCGGAAGACATTTGACTGTCGTTCCAGAAAATAAAGGATTTGGAGTAACCTACCCAAAACAGCACGCTAGTCGAATTGAAGCTATGGAGTATGGAACTCAAGATACACCACCATCTCCGGTAGTTCGCCAGTTTTTAGCTGGAAGTAAGGACACCGATCTTTCTCGACATATTGGTAGCGCAATGCGGAAGGCTGGGTGGATCTAATGCCATTTATCATGAATGAAGACAAAGCCTTAAAGGCAAAGCTATCTGGCATAACTGTTGCAGATAGTGGAAACCCTACTCGTCCTGTTGGAGTGTGGTTTGGTCAACCAGATAAAGAAATTAGACATCAGTCTTATCCATATATAACTATAGATCTTATAGCTGTAAATGTTGGAAAAGAAAGAGAGCACAGGGGAGATGTAGTTTTAACTTATACCCCTGAAGGAGCAAACCCAAATCAAGAATATAGAACCTATTTTCCAATACCTATAGATTTAGATTATCAAGTATCGACGTGGTCTCGTCAACCAAGGCACGATCGACAAATAATGGCTGAACTGTTTAAAACAGATCGGCTTCCATTTAGATTTGGAGGGGTAGTAGTCGAAGAAGACAACACAATTCGTCGTCTAGACCTACTGAGCTTCGCCAAAAGAGACGCCACAGATCAGGACGGAAAACGTCTGTTCAATAACGTCTACACTGTAAGAATAAGTTCGGAAATTCTTCCGTACCCTCTCGAGCAGTTGCAGTACCAAGTAACCCAAAACCCAAACATATCGTTCACTTATCAAAATACCCCATTTACGGTCATAAACTCATAACAATACGGTCCCCCAAGTAAACTAACGATTAAGGAGAATATCGAATGGCTACATACAGTAGACCAGGCGTGTTTATTCAAGAAGTGGAGCTTCCACAAGCTATTGAGCTTGGCGAAGGCGGTTCTGCTATTGGAGCTTTTGTTGGCGCTCTAAATCAGGGTCCAACATCTGCACCGGTACTAGTAAGCTCTTGGTCAGAATTTACCAAGACTTTTGGTTCATTGAATGACGCTTACCCAACAACCTGGGCTGCCTACAATTTCTTTGCAAATGGCGGCCGTCAACTATACGTTAAGAGAATTACTGGAAGCGGTGCTGCGGCAGCGAATGTAACTCTTACAGATAGAGCTCAAACCCCTCAAGACACATTAACTCTTACAGCAAAAAGTGCTGGTACCTGGGCAAATAGCCTTGCAGTATCTGTAACTGCTGCTGGAACAGATACTCGCTTTAACCTAACTGTGTACGGTGCTCCTACAATTTCTGGAGTTGCAACATCTAATGTTCTTGAAACCTTCACAGATCTAAGCATGGATTCAACAGATCCTCGTTACGCAGTTACAGCAATCAATGCAGACTCAGCATATCTAGTAGCGGTAGATGAGCAATCACCTACAGTAGCACCAGATGATATGCCAGATATTTCTGGACTCGTTGCTTTAGCTGGTGGTTCAAACGGCTCTCAACCAGCCCTAAACGACTACACTTCAGGTCTAAACTCTTTAGATCCAATTACTAGTCCACTAGTTATTAATATCCCTGCAGCTGCATATGTGTATACCACTTCAGGTACTGGTGCAGAAAGAACATTCTCACTAGATCTTAGTGCTGCTGCGGTAGCTTACGCACAAGGTCGTGGAGATGCATTTGCTGTTGTAGATCTTCCTCAAGGCCTAACTGTTGCTGAAGCAAAAACTTACGCATCAGACCTTAAGGCTAAGTACGCTGCTAACTCTGATGGTGGAGTTGCTGCAATGTACTACCCATGGGTACAGATTCCAGATTCACTAAAGGCATCCAGATCTGCACTTCGTAATCAAGCTCCTGGAGCAATTATGGTTGGACAGTATCTAGCTACAGATGCATCTAAGGGTGTATTTAAAACTCCAGCTGGATTTACAACTCGCCTAGCGCTTGCAGTTAATACTCAAAGACTGTTGACAAATGCTGAGCTAGATGCACTAAACACTGGAACTGAACCAATAAACGCTATTCGTCAGGTTCCTGGCGCTGGCATTGTTGTTATGGGCGGTCGTACCATGAACAATACTACAAACGACCGATACATCAACATCCGTCGTTCTCTTATCTACATCAAGAAAGAGCTTGAAGATCGAAGCTCTTTTGCAGTGTTTGAGAACAACGATTCAATTTTGTGGAACAGACTATCTGTGGCCCTATCTACGTTCCTACGTGGTTACTGGCAGCAAGGCGGTCTGCGTGGAGCTAGCCCTCAACAGGCTTTCTATGTAAAAGTAGATGCTACTACCACATCATTTGCAGACATACAGAACGGCCGAGTTAACATTGAGGTGGGAGTTGCGCTGCAATACCCATCTGAGTTCATTGTTATCAAGCTTGGTCAAATTACCGGAAACGCCACTGCGTAAGGAGATAAATACTAATGGCTAATCTATTCGAGCTAAGTACTTTACAGACGGATCCGTTCCGTAATTTTAAGTTCTTAGTTAACTTTACCCTCAATGACGGTAAGAACGCTACCATAGGACCAAAGTTTGGAAGCATGGGATTTGTCTCTGTTTCTGGTCTAAGCGTTGCTACCGAAGCAATTAGCTACCGTGAAGGCGGCTACAACACAAACATGCATCAGATTCCTGGTCAAAGCTCGTTTACCCCAATCACCCTTTCAAAGGGCATTGCTTTGGGTCAAAGCGAACACGCCATATGGATGAAGAGACTATTTTCAGTACTAACTGGCGCACAGGGAGTAGCTGGAGTTGGAACTGAGTTCCGCTGCACAGTGGATATCTCAGTACTAAGTCACCCAAATCCAAAGGGCGTTTCAGGATCTGATTCAACAGCTACTGTAGCTGAGGCAAAAAACCAGCATACTGCTATGCGCTTCCGCGTATATAATGCATGGGTTACAAGCCTTGCATACAGCAACCTTGACGCAGGCGGAAGCTCGCTAATGGTTGAAGAAATGACACTTGTCCACGAAGGATTTGACGTCTCATTTGCTACAGGATACAAGACAGCAGAAGACGCCCCAGATCTACTCAGCGTATAACTAAAAAGAAATAGGTGAACTACATGACTACAGAAACGACAATTGCTGCG